AAGACCTGGATGCTGGAGCACGGCGAGTGGCGCGCGACGGCGGAAGGCACGGGCAAGACGGCCGGTTTTCACCTGTCCTCGCTTTACAGCCCGCTGGGCTGGCGCGCCTGGCGCGAGATCGCCGCCGCATGGGAAGCCGCCGTGAGCAAGGAAACCGGATCGAGCGCCGCGATCAAAACCTTCAAGAACACCGAGCTCGGCGAGACTTGGGTCGAGGAAGGCGAAGCGCCCGACTGGCAACGCCTGCTGGAGCGGCGCGAGGACTATGCCATCGGAAGCATCCCGGCCGGTGGGCTCCTGCTCGTTGGCGGTGCCGACGTGCAGAAGGACCGCATCGAGGCCTCGATCTGGGCCTTCGGGCGCGGCAAGGAGTGCTGGCTGATCGAGCACCGGGTGCTGATGGGTGACACGGCGCGCGACGCGGTGTGGAAGCGCTTGGCTGCGTTGATCGGCGAGACCTGGACCCACGCCTCGGGCGCGGCCATGCCGCTGGCCCGCTTCGCGCTCGACACCGGCTTTGCGACGCAGGAGGCCTACGGCTTTGTGCGCGCTTGCCGCGACTCCCGTGTGATGGCGGTGAAGGGCGTGGCGCGCGGCGCGGCGCTCATCGGCACCCCCACCGCCGTCGACGTCTCCCAGGGCGGTCGCAAGCTGCGCCGGGGGCTCAAGGTGTTCGCGGTCGCGGTCGGCATCGCCAAGCTCGAGTTCTACAACAACCTGCGCAAGACGGCGCTGGTGGACGAGGATGGGGTGGGCATCGCCTACCCCGCCGGTTTCGTCCATCTGCCCAGGATCGACGCCGAGTTTATCCAGCAACTCTGCGCGGAGCAGTTGATCACCCGCCGCAACCGTAACGGCTTTCCGGTGCGCGAGTGGCAGAAGATGCGCGAGAGGAACGAAGCCCTCGACTGCTACGTGTATGCCCGCGCCGCCGCTGCGGCCGCAGGGCTCGACCGTTTCGAGGAGCGCCATTGGCGTGAGCTGGAACGGCAACTCGGTGTGGCGAGGCCGCCCGACGCGCCGTCACCCCCGCAAGACATCGACTCGAACGAGGCCACCCATAGCGGTGGCCTCGCCGTTTCTGGAACCCGGAATACCGGCCGGCGTGTGATCAAGAGCCGCTGGCTGACGTGATGAGGATCTCGTGACCTACACCCTCGAACAGCTGGACGCGCTCAAGCGTGCGCTGGCCACCGGCGAACGCCGCGTCACTTTCGGCGACAAGACGGTCGAGTACCGCTCGATCGACGAACTGCGTGCCGCCATCCGCGCCGTGGAATCCGAACTGGCACGCGGCGCCGGCTCGGCGTCCAAGCGCCAGATCCGCGTCACGACAACTAAGGGTTTCTGATGGCCTGGTTCTCGCGCCTCAAGCACCGCCTGTTCGGGACCACGCCGACCTACGATGGCGTCGGCGGCGGTCGCCGTGCGCTTGCCTGGCAAGTCGGCAACCCCGGCGCGGTAGCGGCGCTCGCCTTCACCCAGAACGAGCTGCGCGCCAAGAGCCGCGACCTGGTGCGCCGCAATGCCTGGGCGGCCGCCGGTGTCGAGGCCTTCGTCGCCAACGCCATCGGCACAGGCATCAAGCCCCAGTCGATGGTGGCGGACAACGTTCTGCGCGAGGTCATTCATGCCCTGTGGTGGGACTGGTGCGAGGAAGCCGACGCGGCGGGCCTCACCGATTTCTATGGCCTGCAGGCACTGGCCTGCCGGGCCATGCTCGAAGGCGGCGAATGCCTGGTGCGCCTGCGCTGGCGCCGCCCCGAGGACGGCCTCGCGGTCGGCCTGCAACTGCAGCTGCTGGAGCCGGAGCACCTGCCGGCAACGCTGAACCGCGAACTGGCCAACGGCCACGTGGTGCGCGCCGGCATCGAGTTCGACCGGCTCGGGCGGCGGGTGGCCTACCACCTCTACCGCTCGCATCCCGGCGACGGCAGCCTCGCGCCGATGTCGGGCACGGGCGGCATGGACACCGTGCGGGTGCCGGCGGACGAGGTCATTCACCTGTTCCGGCCGCTGCGCCCGGGGCAAATCCGGGGCGAGCCCTGGCTGGCCCGCGCCCTGGTGAAGCTCAACGAGCTGGACCAGTACGACGATGCGGAACTGGTACGCAAGAAGACCGCCGCGATGTTCGCCGGCTTCATCACCCGGCTCTCGCCCGAGGACAACCTGATGGGCGAAGGCTTGCCGGATGTCCAGGGCACGGCACTCGCGGGCCTCGAGCCCGGCACCCTGCAGATCCTGGAGCCCGGCGAGGACATCAAGTTCTCGCAACCGGCGGACGTGGGATCGAGCTACGCCGAGTTCATGCGCCAGCAGTTCCGCGCCGTGGCGGCCGCGATGGGCATCACCTACGAGATGCTTACCGGCGATCTCACGCAGGTGAACTACTCCTCCATCCGCGCGGGCCTGCTGGAGTTCCGCCGCCGCTGCGAGGCGATTCAGCACGGCGTGATAGTGCACCAGCTGTGCCGGCCCGTCTGGCGCGCATGGATGGAACAAGCGGTGCTGGAAGGCGCGCTGTCCCTGCCCGGCTTCGCGCGCCGCCAGCGCGAGTTCCTCGCCGCGAAGTGGATTCCGCAGGGCTGGCAGTGGGTCGATCCGAAGAAGGAGTTCGACGCGATGCTCACCGCCATCCGCGCCGGCCTCCTGTCCCGATCCGAAGCGATCTCGGCCTTCGGCTACGACGCCGAGGACATCGACCGCGAGATCGCCGCCGACAACGCTCGCGCCGACGCGCTGGGCCTGAAGTTCGACTCCGATCCGCGCCATGACCGCGCGCCGGCCGCCGCGCCGGTCCGCGAACCCGAGGAAGACTGATATGCCCCTCTTTCATTTGGCGTCCCGCATCGTCGGGACGCCGCTACTCATCGCCCGCGCGAAGCTCGACGTGATTCTGGCCGTGCTGGGATCGCGCATCGGTTTGCCGGAGGTCGATATGGCACTGCCGTCGATTCCGGCCAAGTCGGCGGCGCCCGAGATCCCCGGCATTGCCGTGATCCCGGTTTACGGCACCCTGGTGCGCCGCACGCTCGGACTGGAGGCGGCCTCCGGCCTGACCTCCTACGGTCAGATCGCCGCGCAGCTCGACGCCGCCGTGGCCGATCCGCAGGTGGCCGGCATCCTGCTCGACATCGACTCACCGGGCGGCGAAGCCGGCGGCGTGTTCGAACTCGCCGAGCGGGTGCGCGCCGCGAGTCAGCAGAAGCCCCTCTGGGCCCACGCCAACGACGCGGCCTTCTCGGCGGCCTACGCCATCGCCTGCGCCGCCGGGCGGCTCACGCTGTCGCAGACGGCCGGTGTCGGCTCGATCGGCGTGATCGCCCTGCACGTCGACCAATCGGTCAAGGACGCCAAGGACGGGCTTGCCTACACCGCCCTCTACGCCGGCCACCACAAGAACGACTTCACGCCGCACGCGCCGCTGTCGCCACAGGCCGCCACCGCCCTGCAGAACGAGGTGGACCGCCTCTACGGGATCTTCGTCGCGCAGGTCACGCGGATGCGCGGCCTCGACGAGGCGCAGGTGCGGGCCACCGAGGCCGGACTGCTCTTCGGCGAGCAAGCCGTTACCGCCGGCCTCGCGGATGCGGTGACCGGCTTCGACGCAGTGCTCGGTGAGTTTGCCCAAGTGCTGCGTGCCAAGGGTGCCCTGCCGCACCGGCCCACCACCCCGCTTCGGGGTGGCCGTCCTTATTCCTCCCGTCGACTGCACAAGGAGCACACGATGCACGAACACGACCCGAACCTCGCCCCCGAGCCGATCCAGACTGATGCCGGCCAGCCGCCGACAGCCGGTGAGGCGCCTGTCACCAGTCAGGACGCCCCGCTGCAGGAGCACGCCTCGGCACACGAGGATGCCTTGGCGATTGCCGAGCTGTGCCTGCTGGCCGGCACGCCCGAGCGCACCGCCGAGTTCCTCGCCCAAGGACTGAACGCACAGCAGGCGCGCCGCACCTTGCTCGATGCCCGCGCCGCTCAGCCCGAAATCGCCTCGCGCATCACGCCCGAAGCCTCGACGACCAGCCGGCCCGAGGCCAGTCCGGTCATCGCCGCCGTCAAGAAGCTCACCAACCCTAACCACTTCTCTGGGGAGTAAGTCATGCCCGCGATTCAAGAACCCAACAACCTGGGCGACCTGCTCAAGTACGAGGCGCCCAACCTCTATTCCCGCGACGTCGCCACCGTCGCGGCGGGCCAGAACCTGGTGCTCGGCACCGTGGTCGGCCGCGAGACCGCCACGGCCAAGTTCAAAGCCCTCGACCCGGCCGCCACCGACGGCACCGAGGTCGCCGCAGGCGTCCTGGCCGCCGATACCGACGCGACGCTGATCGACCGCGATGACGCTTTGCTGATCGCCCGCCACGCCATCGTCGCCCGCTCGGCGCTGATCTGGCCCGCCGGCATCACCCCCACCGAACAGGCCGCCGCCATCACCCAGCTGGAAACGCGCGGCGTGCTCGTCCGCACCAGCGCCTGACGAGGAACCATCACCATGCAGAACCCCTTTCACAATCCCGCGTTCTCGATGGCCGCGCTCACGACCGCCATCAACATCCTGCCCAACCGCTACGGGCGGCTGGAGGAGCTGAACCTGTTCCCGGCCAAGCCGGTGCGCACCCGCCAGATCCTCGTCGAGGAGATGAACGGCGTCTTGAACTTGCTGCCGACCCTGCCGCCCGGTTCGCCCGGCACCGTGGGCCGGCGCGGCAAGCGCAAGCTGCGCTCCTTCGTGATCCCGCACATCCCGCACGACGACGTGGTGCTGCCCGAGGAGGTCCAGGGCATCCGCGCCTTCGGCTCGGAGACGGAAACCGAAGCCGTCGCGGGCGTCATCGCGCGCCACCTGGAGACCATGCGCAACAAGCACGCGATCACGCTGGAGCACCTGCGCATGGGCGCGCTCAAGGGCGTGATCCTGGATGCCGATGGCTCCACGCTCTACGACCTGTTCGCCGAGTTCGACATCACGCCGCAGACCATCGCCTACGACCTCGGCAATGCCGGCACCAATGTGAAGGCGAAATGCCTGGCGACCCTGGCGGCGATCGAGGACAACCTCAAGGGTGAGTTCATGAGCGCCGTCCATTGCCTGTGCTCGCCCGAGTTCTTCGCGGCGCTGACCGGCCACGCCAAGGTCGAGAAGGCCTTCGAGAACTGGCAGCAGGGCGCGGTGCTCATCAACGACGTGCGGCGCGGCTTCACCTACGCCGGCATCACTTTCGAGGAGTATCGCGGCCAGGCCACCGACGCGGACGGCAACGCGCGGCGCTTCATTGCCGCCGGCGAGGCCCACGCCTTCCCGATGGGCACGGTCGACACCTTCGGCACCTACTTCGCCCCAGCCGACTTCAACGAGACGGTGAACACGCTGGGCCAGCCGCTCTACGCCAAGCAGGAACCGCGCAAGTTCGACCGGGGCACGGACCTGCACACGCAGTCCAACCCGCTGCCCATGTGCCACCGCCCGGGTGTGCTGGTGAAGCTGACCGTCTGATGGCGCGCGTCGAGGACCTGTACGCGGCGGCCGCGAACGC